CAAGTGTTAACTATGGATAATGATAAGATGTTAAACGCTGATGGTGTTGAAGATGAATCAGTAGGTCAACAGTGGTTAGAAACACACAACAACTGGCCTGCACAAATGTGGATTCAAACATCTTACAATACAATTGGTAATACACATACATCTGGCGACAACTCAAAAGCATTTAGAGGAAACTATGCAGGTATAGGTTATACTTGGGACGAAGATGATCAAATTTTTTGGCCTAAAAAACCGTTTCCATCTTGGGTAAAAAATATGACAACTGCTGGTTGGGACTCACCAATTGGTGATGCTCCTGCATTGACTGCAGAACAACAATCACAAAATGAAGCTGGCACTCACGAATGGCGTTATCATTGGAATGAATCAGGCCAGTCTTGGGACTTGACAGACGATAAAGCATAAATTACAAAGGTATGTGGTATGCAAAAGAAAGTATTATCTGAAATAGCATTATATTATGGTGATGTAGCAATGCCCGAAGATTGGGACATTGACCGAGATAAATTATCTGGTGACATTTTACAATCAGTAATTCAAGACAAAAATTTTCCATTCTCAAGAACTTGGGATATGCTTAATACTTATATGAGAGATCATATAAATTTAAATTATAATTTTACTTTAATTAACAAAAAAACGTGGGGCAACATCTATAAACCTGGTGAAATAACAACTCCATTACTAAATATAGATCCGGTAGATTTACGTAACTCACCAGACTTTACATTCTTATATGGTGTCAAAGTTAAAGATTGTATGGTTCGAATACATTTCGAAGATAATAGACGTAAAGGAAGAAGCTGGGATATTCCCTTGACAAACAATAAATTTATAATGTTTCCATCTACTAATATGTATTATTTAACTAACAACCAAACTGATAGTTTAAATTTTGTGCAAACAATAACTTATGAATATATCTAATTACTATTGGTATTTTAAAGGTGCGCTTACACCAAGATTTTGTGATGAAGTAATACAATATGCTAATGCACAAAAAGAAGTTATGGCTAGAACAGGTGGCTATGGTGATAGAAAATTAAAAAAAGAAGAAGTATTAGATTTAAAAAGAAAAAGAAACTCTGATTTAGTATGGCTTAATGACACTTGGATATATAAAGAATTGCATCCATATGTTCACGAAGCTAATAGAAATGCTGGTTGGAATTTTGATTGGGAAAGATCCGAGTCTTGTCAATTTACAAAATATAAAATAAACCAATACTACGATTGGCATTGTGATAGTTGGGATAAGCCTTATAATCGAAAAGATCCTAATCACCCAGATCACGGTAAAATTAGAAAACTATCTATGACTTGTCAATTAACAGATGGATCAGAATATAAAGGTGGTGAATTAGAGTTTGATTTTAGAAACTATGATCCACACATGCGAGATGAATCAAAACACAGAATACAATGTAAAGAGATATTACCAAAAGGATCTATTATTGTATTTCCTAGTTTTGTGTGGCATAGAGTTAAACC